CCCATCCTTAGATATATATATATACTAGATTAAAAAAGATTAAGAAGACTCTTATCATCATCATTAGTCTTATGCGCGAACCGGAAGAAAAAGTCCCCAAAAGCAGGCTTCTGTACAAAACCGAGGAGGCGTGGCTGAATGCCCAGGAGAGCAAGCGCCGCTACTGCCGGAGGTACCATGAGCAGCACCGGAAGGAGCTCTACGAGAAGAACAGGCGCCGCAAAGCTGCCAAGGCTGCTGTGGCACGACGGAAGAGGCAGCGGATCAAAAATCGATTCGATGCGGTCAACGAGGAGTTCGGCAAGGTAGTGATCCGACTGAACTTCGAGCTTTTGATGAGCCAGACAGCGATCTTCGACCTACTGGGTGGGCTGATCTCATCTCAAGACATTGCAAAGATTTGCAAACGCGAGCAACAAAGACTCCATAGACTGCGGGAAGCAAAAGCCAAACGCAATGCAAAACGCCATTGAGATCCCAAACTTGAGCGGGATTGCCACCAAGGACCTTGTTGAGCAGATTGGGTCTGGCAGCTTCAAGGCCAGTTACATCAACTGGTCTCGCACCATGAACCTCCTTAGAATGCACGCCCCAGGTTGGATGTGCGAAACGGTGTTTTCCACAGATGGTGGCCTGGTTCATCAGGCACCAGTTGGCGGTTACCTTCTGATCCGCTATCGCCACGTTTCCGGATTCACCACGCCCGAGGTTCCGCAGGCGATCATGGACCATCGGAATAATTCGATACCTTTTGAGAAGATCACTTCTCGAGACGTGACAGACACGCAGCGCAGGGGTGCTTGCCTGGTTGCCGCTATGCAATTCGGACTGGCATATGAATTATGGGCAAAGATGCCCCTGGAAAGCGGGTATGCCGTAGAGGAGTCGCGAGAGGTCCCTGTAAGCCCCTCCAAGGCCCCTGCGAACGATGTCTCGCCTAAACGCTCGACCAAGAAGAAACAGACCTCTGAGGCCGATTTCCGCGAGCTGGCGGCAGAGAAGGGGCTTTGCACTGAAGCCATCGATGCTCTCGTCGCCCGAATTGCTGGAAAATTTGACATCGGCGTTGACACCCTTAAATCAAAGGACGAGTCTTGGGTTGAGACTGAAAACTCTAAATTTCAAGAAACGTATTGACGATCTCGCCCTGAATCTCGCCAGGTTCTTTGATGGGACTATTGTTGAGATCTGCAATCTTAATTAAGGGGGGTTGACGCCCCCTTTTCTTTGCATATCATTGTTTCGTTGAATGAAAACAGTATGTCTTCGAGCGATGACAGTTTGCTCTTTTGGCTCAATAATGCCGGACGGTTTCATGTGTTATCGCAAAATGAAGTCATTAGGCTCTCCCGAGATATTCATGAGCACGGCGAAGATTCGCGTAAAGGTCAAAGAGCAATAAAAAAACTTGTCAATCATAATTTAAAATTGATCCCGATCATCACAAAAAGAATACTCGCACCAAGAAAGCTGTTTAAATTTGGAGATTCTCATACAATTGATCTTTTGCAGGCTGGTGTATTTGGTCTGTATCGTGCTGCAGTGCTTTATGACTATCGTCGTGGTTACAGGTTTAGTACTTATGCCCATGGATGGATATATCAAAACGTTCAAAGACATCTCTATAGTCTGACATCACTCATCTACGTGCCAGAACAGTACCATAGAGATCAAAAATATTTAACGGATATTAAATACATGACTGAAAAGCGCGAGCAACGCCCTCAGTACTACGAACGTTCACTAATGGCGCAAAACGCTCTCAGTCCTGCCTTGTCGCTTTACGCAAGAATTTCCGAAGACGAAGAAATCGAAAGACACGACCTGGCTTTACAGACCAATAAACTCGAGCCGATTGACTCTATTGAAGATATTTTCAATCTTTCTGAACTAGAAATTGATCCTGTTCATAAAGACATCGTCGTTCAGGTTTGTTGTTATAATGCCCGGATCATTGATCTTGCTAATAAATATCAGATGAATAGACATGAAATAAGGACAATTATGAATTCTACGCTTGGCAAGCTCAAAACTGCAATGAGCACATAGACTGAAGTGTACATCACAGGGACCCCACCCATGGCACAGACAATGGTTTCCGGCACGGTTGTATGCAAGCAAGGCGAACCCGCCGCAACTCTCCGTGAACTTAATAGCGGCACTAAGAGCCTTGAGTTCAGTGTTCGAGACACTGAGTACTTTTACTTTAAGGGCGATTCCAAGCCCGGCCAGTTCTACAAAGTACAGGTGATCGGCAAGCAAGCTGAAATTCTAGCTGAGCGCATTGAACGCGGTGATTTTATTGTCGCAAATGGCCAACAGGTTATGCGTGAATACAATGGGCGCACTTATGTCGACATCAAAGATGCGCGTGTAAACATGCCTTACAAAGCAAAAGATGAGACTGATGTAGCTTCTTCAATGTTTTGATCTGTCTTAGGTAGCCAATTGGGTGGGGTATAAGCCTCACCCCTTTTTGTTTGTATTATGTTTAGCTATTACGATTTAGAGGACTGCTATTATTGCGGTTCCCTTGGTGCATTAATTGATGATCTACCAATGATCACTCACGCCAATGTTAGGCCTTATGTGATTGCAGTCTTGCTGCATCGTGGTGCTGTTAGCTTTTCTGAAATTGTTAGCTCGATAAGCCCACACTGCCCGATTGATGATTTAAGAATCACAGATGATGCTGAATTCGAGAAATCCAGACTAGAGATTATCGTAGAAGAAGTTCTGGGTGAAATGGTCCAAGAAAAAATTCTTCGCTATAATGAAAACAGGGACTTCTGGGTTCTGTCGCCCGGATCTTACCATCAAAATGTACCTAAGGTAATATCATGGGCGTCAAGTCTTGGCGCTCAAATTCCTCATCACTTTACGTTAGAGATGTCCATAGCACTTAGCGATTATGGCAACAAGTAATTACATCGCAAAAAAGAAGGCTATTGATAACGCCGCTTGGATGAATCAACCGCCTCATCCTCTTCCCATCCTTCGTAAAGGATCAAAGGTTAATGTTTATCGCGGATCAGGATGGAGCGCTGCCATAGTTGTCAATAGCACACGGGACGGATGCTGTGTCGAATTTATTCAGTCTGGACAAAGAGTTAAAATCTACGATGCCAGAAGCCTTAAACCAGTAACAGATCAATGAACAACAATTGCATCAAAATTGCTCAAGCCTGTGATTCAATCAAGCAACTTCTCCTTGATAAGAATTTCAAGTATGGAGATAGCGCATTAAACCCAACCCGTATTTTCAGTAAGTCTTCTACTGTTGAGCAGTTGCTTGTTCGAATTGATGACAAGCTCAGTCGAATTAAGAAAGGTTCTGAATTGATCGCATGTGATGAAGATGTAATTCAAGACCTGATTGGATATCTGATCCTGCTAAAAATTGCATTAGCCGATTCCAAGCCATCTGCTGATGGGGAATATTTTGAAGAGGACCCTTGCAAGCTATTTGATGCAGCATATAGCTGGTCAGAAAGATGTCCGGACTGATGCAAAGCTATCCAGATGTGATTCTTAGGGTCAAGCTTATGTCCAAGGCTAGGCCAAGAGTTACCAGGAATGGCACCTTCATGCCAAAGAACTATCAAAACTGGCGCAAGGAAGTTGCGAGGCAAATGCAAGAGCAATGGCCATGCCCACCAATTGAAACCCCGATAGCGGTTGACATCTCCTGTGCTGGGGCTGCCCGTGGCGACATTGATAATTACATGGGGGCTATTTTTGATACTGGTAATAAAATACTTTGGGTTGATGATCGAGCAACAATCATTCAGTCGGCTTCTATTACCTACCAAAAAGCGCCAGAGAAAGAAAGCTTTATAAAAATTTCCATTCACAATATTGACACTGAACTATAGCCCTTATACTGACAATAAATGGTGCCGTCGATGATCAGTAACGCCGAGGTTTGCTATTTTCAGCCAGATAGGCAGTATCGTGTTGAAGCCGGGGAGAATCAATCCAGCCTTAAACATATCCTGACCAGCCCTGCTCATTACCTGGCAAGCAAGCAAAGGCGATTTATGCCAAGTCCAGTAATGACAATTGGTACAGCTACCCATTGCAGGGTGCTAGAGGGCGATGAGATATTTGAATCATCTTTTGTTAAGAAACCAGACGACATTAAATTCACTTCTAAAGAGGGTAAGGAATGGAAAGACAGAAATAGCAAGAAGACAATCCTTGCTAATGATGGGCAGTACAGGCAATGGGATGCTGTTATGGGTATGTCAGAACGCCTAAGGCAACTCGAATGGTTTGACCCTTCTCAAAAGGATTATCGGAAATTCAATGAGGTGTCCATCTATTGGGATTACGAAGATATTCGCTGTAAAGCCCGTCTAGACAGGGTTTTAGTACTTGAAGATGAAGTTATTGTTGTCGATCTAAAAACGACGGATTCTGTTGATGTTGATAAATTTCAAAGTAAATCAATTGATCTTGGTTATGATTTTCAGGCTGGCTGGTATGCCTCTGCTGCTGAAGCCATTTACGGTAAGCCTGCTAGATTTATCTTTGTTGCGATCGAACGTAATGATCCTTATACAATAGATCTGTTTGAGGTGCCTGACTTCATGCTCAAAGAAGCTAAGCTCAAAAACCAACTGGCCCTGCAACTTTTGCGTGATTGCAAAAAATCTGGCGACTATCCAGTACCTTTACCAACCCTAAAGAATCTTAATTATCCGAAATGGTACAGCCCGTTGGACTTAGATAGAATGAATCAGACGACCAAAAGCCTTGAACCACTTTTCTGAATGTAAACTGGTTTCTGTTACGCCAGACGCAGAAAAGATAATTGTTTATTGTGCCAGGGTCAGTAATCCATCTGGCCAACAAAATGATGACTATGTAAAACTAATCAAGTATCTAATTAAACATCAACACTGGTCTCCATTTGAGATGGGGAATATGGTTGTTGAAATTAATACCACGAGAGGAATTTCTCCGCAAATTCTTCGACATAGATCATTTTCATTTCAAGAATTCTCACAGAGGTATTCTGATGTTGGGTCTTTGGGTTCTGCGTCAATTCCGCATCTTAGGAGACAAGATCTCAAGAATCGTCAAAACTCTATCGATGATCTTTCCACTGAAATTATCTCAAACTACTACAGACGCATAGGCGAAATCTTCGAAGAAAGCGAGCATCTGTATAAAGAAATGGTAAGCAATGGAGTTGCGAAAGAATGCGCACGAAGCATTTTGCCCCTTGCTTCACCTACTAGACTTTATATGAATGGCACCATCAGATCATGGATACATTATTTGCAAATTAGAAGTGGAATTGAAACTCAACTAGAGCATAGGCAAATTGCTCTACAAATTCTTGATATATTCAAGGAACAGTTTCCTACAATCCATGAAGCCGTTTTTTCTGATTAAACGGTATCCTACAGCGCTTATATAGGTTGGAATGGCGGTTCATTGCTACGATTTTAGGAAGGGATATACATTACCCCCTAGATATGGTAAGCATGAGAATGCCGAACAGTTTAGAGCATTTCAGGAGTATATGAGAATGGGACCCAAAAGGTCTCTTTCTGTTATTGCTGAAATGTATAAAAAAACTCTTGACACCATTCAGCACTGGTCAAAGAAATATCAATGGGAAAAACGAACTGCTCAATGGGATAAAGAGCAGGTTGCAATGATCTGGAAAGATACTGAAAAGCTCCGAGAGCAAAGACACAAGCAATCCATCATGGAGTTCCGTGATGCATCGGAACGCCAAGCACGTTTGATGATGGATGTTTCCGAGGATTTGCTTGAGGTCTTGACTAAACGTGTTAAACAGGCACATCAATCAGGTGAGGATGTGCCACTTCCTTTGGTTGCCGGTTTACTAAGAGCCACAGCAAATATTACAGAGCAATCAAGACAAGCCTGGGCTGCTGCCTTGGGCGTTGAAGACATGCTTCAATTAGTTGAACAAGAACTAGAGCGTGTTGAAGTTGTAGATATTAATGATGATGATGTCATCTGTCTCGATGAATAATTATGGCACAAAAACTAGGTAGAGATTACTTAAAAAGATCAGCCCGAAATCAGGGCATGCTTAAGGCGTTGCGTGATAAGAAGACGCAACAAAAAGAAGTTGGCGAGAGGATTGTACTTCATAAGTTCATTAAAAAAGTACATCCGAACTATAAATTTTACAAGTTCCACGCAACCCTAATTCAACAGCTACAAAAAGTTATTGACGGCGATTGCAATAGATTAATATTGCAAGTCCCACCCAGAACCGGCAAAAGTCTCCTTAGTTCACAATTACTTCCTGCTGCCTATCTATTAGCTCATCCAGATCGTTTTGTTGGTATTTCTTCTTACTCTGCTGAATTGAGTCAGGGATTCTCTCGTAAAGCACGAGAATACTTTAAAGATGGCGGTGGATTACTAGATCCTGTTCAGCAGGCTGTTAACGCTTGGGGTACACAAGGTGGCGGCGGCTTATGGGCAGCAGGCGTTGGAGGCGCAATTACTGGTCGTTCAGGTCACCTGCTGATTATTGATGACCCTGTCAAAAATAGAGAGGATGCAGAGAGTCCACGGATGATGGATAAGCTTTGGGACTGGTATGCATCAACCTTGTATACACGTCTTGAGCCAGAAGTTGGAGCAATCGTTGTTATTCAAACTAGATGGTCCGAAAATGACATGATCGGACAATTGTTTGAAAACGAAATGAACGTGTCCGAAAGCGGAAGAGAAAACTGGACAATTGCAGATTTTCCCGCTTTATATGAAGACAAAGGTAGTCGACCTATCCTTCCTAGTCATTGTGAATCCATCCCTGACTGGAGAGAACAGGCAGACCAAGCCGTTTGCCCACAGCGTTACGATACGCAAGATTATGAAAGGATCAGGGAAGCGATTGGAGTAAGGGAATTTGCGGCTTTATACCAACAAAGACCAGCTCCAGTCGGGGGTAACATGTTTAACCCTGATTGGTGGCAGTATTATGAACATGATACTGTGATACCCGATTTTGACAGAATTATTCTGTCAGTCGACTGTACCTTTACCGATGCAAACACGAGCGACTATGTTGTTGGGATTGTCGTTGGTCAATCTGTTAATAGCTTTTATGTGCTTGATCTTTTTAGAGAAAAAACTGATGTGATTGGTACTTTGGCAATGATATCAAGGATGTACAAAAAACATGTCCTTGATGGAACGATTATTGAACTTGCCGCCAGTGGTTATGCCGTTTTTCAAATGGCAAAGAAAAAAGTTCCCGGATTGATTGGTTTCAAGCCAGAAAAAAGTAAGCAGGCTCGCGCATCTGCAATTGTTCCATTAGTAGAAGCGGGGAACGTATTCTTACCGGCAAGCGATAGATGGCTTGATGCTTTTGTGTCTGAGTTCAGCTTATTTCCTGCTTCAAAGAATGATGACCAAGTTGATGCGCTAACAATGGCAGTAAACTATTGTTTGCAACGTACAGCGCCACAAGTCACGGAAGTTCAATGGGGAAGAAGTTCAAGACATTTGCCAAATGTAAAAACAATAGAATTATGGTGATAGAATGAATATATTATATTAATGAAAATGGCTCGCAAAACCAGAAAATTTTACTTAAATGAAGAACAGCAGAGATTAGCGTCTGAAAACATTAATCTGGCTAGAAGAGAAGCTTGGCGGCTGCAAAGAACTGCCGATATTGATTATGACACACTTGAAGGTGCTGCTTTAGAAGGGCTCTGTAAGGCGGCTTATCGCTACAATCCTGAATCTGGATTCAAGTTCAGTAGTCTTGCCGTTCCAACGATTAGGGGCGAATTACTTCATTGGATTAGGGACCGGACGTATGCAGTGAGACTAACCCATAAGATGCGAGACAATTGGTTGCGTGGTCGTAAAATGCTTTACGAAGGCATGTCTGAAGCCGCTATTTGCGAGAAGCTGGATCTCGAATCAAGCGAATGGCAAGAGATTATTAGCGTTTGTAGTGGACCACCACTTGAAATCAATGATCAGGCAAGTCCATCAGCAAGTCTTGAACCCGATGAAGTTGATTTTGCATCTCAGTACTTGAATGAAATAGAAACAAAAATTAACAAAATGACTCCAAGCGAAGTCTCATTGCTTTCAAATTATTTCAAGGGTTCGAATTCCAGATCTGGTGTTGCGCTGATCAATTCTTTATGGCAGGATTGACACGCGATATATTGAAGGCAATCCTTGGGGATCTCATCTAAGACTATTGATCAAATAAAAGCCCTGCCAATCTCCCATGTACTGGAAGCAGAGGGCGTCCCCATGAAGCGCGTGGGGCGAGAATTTATATGTCAGTGTGTCTGGCATGATGACACCAATCCATCTCTGACGATTTCAGATCAGAAAGGATTTCTGTTTTGTCATGTTTGCAGGAATTCGGGAGATGCAATCAATTATATCAAAGAAAAGTTTGGTCTTAGCTTCCGCGAAGCTGTTGAGAGAATTGCAGAAAAATCTAATATACAAGTTCTTTATGTTGACGAAAACTCAGAGGAGCTACAAGCGCGTCGAAGGGAAATCGAAATCGCATATGAACAAGTCGAATCAACACAAAGACTTTTCAGGGAAAACTTGCGCCTCGATCAAAAGGTAAAAGACTTTATTAAATCAAGAAATATTGAACCAGCGACAAGCAGGGAATTCGGACTTGGCTTTAACAAAAGTAGAAATCGTTTAACTATACCCATTCAAAGTTCAAGTGGGAAAATTATTGGATTTACCCAAAGAGCAATAGGCAATGACAAGCCAAAATACATTAACACAGAAAATAATATAATCTTCAATAAATCGAATATTGTTTTCAATGAATTCCGTGCGCTAGAAAGTATTCGCGAGGCAGGAGAGTGCGTCTTCGTCGAAGGACATATTGATGTTATTGCGTTGCATCAATACGGAATCAAAAACGTGGTAGCCCTGCAAGGTACGGCATCGCCGGATATAGCAGTAATTAAGCGGTTGATGAAACGAACCACAAGATTTGTACTTTGCATGGACGGAGACGAAGGCGGGAGGCGAGCAATTGGCAAATTTCTTGCCGCGATAGAGCAATACGCATTGTCTGGCAAGCTTGATGTTCGTATTGCAAGCCTCCCAAATGGCAAGGATCCCGATGATTGCATTAAAGAAGGAGTTGACATGAGATCCTTGATTGCAGGCTCCCTAAGTTGGCTCGATTGGATACTGGATAGCTGGCTTTCAAGTCTTGATTTTAATGATTCCGTGGTCATTAATGACGTTGAAAAGCGAATCAAAAATTTATTCTCTAAGATATCCAGCCAATCATTGCGGACTTATTACATTGACAAGGCTGCATTGAGGCTTGCACAAAATAAAGAAAATCTTGCCACTCAAATCGCCAAAGATTTACATGAATCGGTAAAGTATTATCGTCTAACAAAAAGCTGGACCAAGCCTGGATTGCTTGACACAAGAAAACTGGTAGAAAAAAGATTAATTCGTTTGTATATTCATAAGCCACACATAAGGACTGTCTTGGCTCCATTAATGGATTTACTTTACTTCCCTGAAATGAAATGGCTGTGGAATCGGATAAAGGAGGTAGAGAGTGTAGATGAAACTTATTCTATTCCAGATGTATTGATGGCAATGCTTCTTGTAGCAGAACCGCAGTATCTTCAACAATTACGTCCGATCATTGTGCCAACTATAAATATTGATTCGTCGCCGGGGGTCATACACCATATTGAAGACATAATGGTGTCACCAATCGAGGATGATACGCTTTCTGCCCCAAAGAATATGGAAGACTCCCTGTAGGGTCTCTTGTTTCGACTGATCCGCTTTTATTCTGAAAAAACGGGTAACTTGGCTTAGTCATCTCGATTAAGCCATGGCTGTCTACAAAAACGTCGAATTCACTCCGGGACCGCCAAAGCGTACTCGCATTGGAGATGGTAAGCGTGTTCGTACTCGCCTCAATCAAGGTCGGACTAAGCGTAGTCCATCCAGGAAACCCTACAGGGGACAGGGCCGGTGAAACCTGATCGGCTTCTAGATTTAGGGGCCGAATTAGACAACAGAATCTTGCTGTTACTTCTTGGCCTTATTGGCAAATTGAGATGGGCGGATTGTGTAATTCTGTTACGCCACATCTATTTCACCGATCAATCAAGATGGCTCTTTTTGCGAGAAAAACTTTTATTCGCAACAATGAACCATAATAATACTACTGCGACGATCCTCTGGGCATCATGCCTCTAGGATCCCTCTGGTTTTTATTCTTACATACCAGGTCTTGCAACAAAAATGATGAAAGAAAATCTCAGTGAGCAAGACCCTAAACAGCGGGAAGACTTGCTACCAGAAAAAACCGAAAATGTCCTCCCATTTTGGGATAAGTTTTGCGACGAAAACCCTTTAGATATCAAGTGCAAAAACTTTGATCTTTAGAAAAAAAAAGCCAGGATCCGGTAGCCTGATATCACCCGCAATCACTTGATGTCTGAGTTTTCGTCTACCGCTCCCAGCGCTCTTGCCGTTTTCTATCGGACCTATAGCCGTCGAAAGCCAGATGGTTCGAGGGAAACCTTCAAGGAGGCCATGACGCGAACGATTGATGATGTCGCTCGCGTTGGTCAATACACGGAAGAGGAGAAAAATCTTGTACTTGATCAGGCACTAAATCAACACTGCTTTCCTTCTGGCCGAGCGTTTTGGGTTGCTGGAACCGACTGGGCTGCTGAACAGAAGAATTTTAGTGGCTGGTATAATTGCACTAGCACTAACATCGTTGACCTTGATGCATTCAAACTTATCATGGAACTGGCCATGATGGGTTCTGGAACAGGCGCGATTCTTGAGACTGATCTTATTGAAAAACTACCAGCAGTTAAGAACAAAATTAATATCATTAAGATCAATAAAGTTGGCACGATTGCCAAGAAAAATCGCCAAGAGAATTCTTCGTTAGAACAAGAAAACGATCTATTTGTCCTTACTGTTGGCGATAGCCGTCAGGGTTGGGCAGATGCCTATCGGATGGTGTTGAGTTTGGCAATGGAAGCCAAATGGCAACAAGGCGGTTCTACTCTGGATCTAAAGATTGGTCTTGGTAATATTCGACCCGCTGGTGAGCGTCTCAAAGGCTTTGGTGGTACAGCTAATCCAATCAAGGTCGAAGAAATGTTCACCAAGATCATCAACCTCCTTAACAAAGCACAAGGGAGGAAGCTGACTTCGGTTGAATGTTGCTTGCTGATTGATGAAGCGGCCACCTGTGTTGTAGCAGGTAATATTCGCCGTAGTGCAGGCATGCGCCAATTTGGCGAAGCCGACACTGAGGCAGCCAATTGCAAAATGGGTCTTTATACCCAAGATAAAGATGGTAACTGGAAAGTCGATCCAGAAAAGGAAGCGCTGAGAATGGCTAACCATACTCGCTGCTTTCATAATGTGCCCACAATCGAAGAGGTAGAGCAGTCCATCCGTCAGCAGTTTTATTCCGGTGAAGGTGCCATTCAATTTGTTCCGGAAGCTATTGCAAGAGCAAATCGTGATCTTCTCAACACATCCCATTCACGCGAAGTCTTCTTGAGTACTTACGCGGATGACAAGGAAATCGCCAAAAGTTACCTTGATTATCGCGCTCAGGAACTTGGTATTAGCATTGACGAGCGAGAACTTGAGCATCGAATGATGCGATATGGTCTTAATCCTTGCGGGGAAATTATTGGCTCCGACTTCCACTGCAATCTGGCTGAAATTCATCTAAATACAATCAGTCCTGAAAACAAAAAAGGTCAGGATGATGCTTTCCGAGCAGGTGCATTGCAGGCAGCCGCATTGCTGCACCATGAATTTTATCATGAACGGTATCAATACAGTCGCTTAATTGATCCAATTGTTGGCGTGAGTTTTACCGGCCTATTTGATTTCTTTGTACATGCCTTTGGTAGTACTTGGCTGCAATGGATGATGAATGGCCGCCCAGGTGGCCGTATCGGTAAGGCTTTCATTCAATCAGAGCGGGAATACTTGGTGCGTTGGCGTGCGGTAGTGCGTGAAGCGATCAAGGAATATTGCGAGCGTCATGGACTTCGTGTTCCGAATCGTGTAACAACGGTGCAGCCTGCTGGCACTAAGAGCCTGATGACGGGGGCCTCCCCTGGCTGGCATCCTCCTAAGGCACAACGCTTTATTCGCCGAATCACCTTTGGCAAAACCGATCCACTAGTCTCTGCGCTGCGGGATTGGGGCTATTCAGTTGTTCCCGCTCAGTCCGCAAAGGATGAAGATGGAAATCTTCTGGATGACATCATGGATCCTCGCGTCCATGAGGTTCTAGTTGAGATTCCGACCGCAGTCTCCTGGGCAAATGTAAACGGTTGCGACAAATTTGACCTGAGTAAATTGCCTGCAATTTCTCAGTGGGGCCTTTACATGCAGGTTCAGACTCACTACACTGAGCATAACACCTCTGCGACCATTGAGTTTCGAGAAGATGAAATTCCTATTCTTACTTCTTGCATTCACTCCTCAATGGAGCAGAGTGCTGGTTATATCAGCGCTGCTCTTCTGGCTCGCTTTGATGTCAATGAAACTTTTCCCCGGCTTCCATTTGAACCAATCGATGCCCAGACCTACGAAAGACTTCATGGCGTCGCATCTTCTTACAGAAGTGCCCTCCCAATCATTTTTGGAAAAGATAAGGTGGATTTCTTAGAGGTTCTACAGCAGTATGACACCCCAGACTACGAGCTCAAGGGGGCTGCAGGATGTGATTCTGACAAATGTCTTTCCGAGGCGGAGAAAGACGCTGATCAAGTTGGTAAGCAAATTTAATTTCCAATGAGTACTCTTGTTGATTGGCAACTGGCACTTATGTGCATGGAGGACAAACTTATTTCTCCTTTTGATCTCAAGTATGTCAACCCCGCGTCAATCGATGTAACCCTTGGCAAGGAAATCCTTGTTGAGGGGCACATCTGTGGCCCTGAGGCACTTCGCACTCGTTGGTTACCTTTTGACCTGACAGGGTTTTCTGAAGACGAACCCTTTAAGTTGCGCCCTAGTAATTTCATCCTGGGCGTAACTAATGAGATTATCAAAGTGCCTGACTGGGCAGAAGCTCAATATCAACTCAAGAGCACTCTCGGTCGCATGGGACTTGAACATCTCATGGCTGGATATATCGATCCAGGATTTGAGGGTCGAATTACGCTCGAGTTGTTTAATGTTAATCAAAGGCATGATATTGAGCTTTGGCCTGGCATGCGAATTGGCCAATTGAGGTTTGCGCGACTTGATCAAACTCCTACAAATTCCTATGCAATTACAGGTAGATATATGAATGACATGACTGTTCAGCCCAGCAAGGGGATCAAGGTAGACTAATAAGAGTCGCGAGAAGCGGCACAGATTCTTGCTGTGAAGGCAAATTGCTATTCTAAAAATGCAGGGAGTACCGCATCCTATAAATGACCCTTCATTGGTGTCATATCATCGACCTGAGGTCGTCCGCATTCTCCCTTCATTACAGCTTGCGTCTGATTGCTGGTATTTATTAGACGGCACTTTTGTTGATGACAAAGGTTTAGCAAAGGATTTGAAGTCAAAATATTTAATGCAGGAGGACGGCGAACCTAACAGAGCTTATTACGGTCGCCTATCCAGATCTACCTACACTCCCATTTACAGAGACAGCATTCGGGCATATGCTGGTCTGTTAAGCAGATTTCAAGTTATCGGTGCCCCTGCTTCGATGGATAATGCAGAAAAGAATATCGACCTTCAGGGCGAAAGTATTCAAAGTTTTTGGAACAAGTGCGACGAAAAAGCCCTGAGGGATGGTGGCGTTTTTATCATGGTTGATATGACGCCTGGCGAATCGGAGGAGAACTTCTTTGATGAGCAATCGATAGGTCGCAGACCCTATATGCTCATGATTGAAAGAAAAGACGTGATCAATTGGTCTGTCACCTACGAGAATGGCAGAGAAAAACTTGCTCATGCTACGATTCGTCAGATCAGGCAGAAAATCGAACCCGGCTCCTTTGGTGTTGAACTAGAAGCGATTTATCATGTTTGCCGCCCTGGATCGGTTGAGACATATCGATTAGAACGCAATGGTAGGGAGTGGAGACAGATCAAGGAACGCGAAGTAGCTACTTCTTTGCCTGTTGTTCCGATTGCATGGTATGGGGCTACGGTCTCTAGATTCGCCTCAGGTGATATCCCGTTAAACGGTTTAGCGGAATTATCAATTCAGCACTTCCAAATGCGCTCGGATCTGCATGAATTGATCCATAAATGCGCAATGCCAGTGCCTGTGCGTACTGGAGCCAAGATCGGACCAGATGGGCAACCTCTTCCTTTAATTCTTGGACCAAATACCGCAGTTGATCTTGATACCGAAGGCGGTAAGTTTGAATTTGCAGAGCCTTCTGGTCGCAGTCTTGAGCGCCATCAGGCGGAAATCCGTCATGTTGAAGGACTGATGGATCGCAGCGGCCTGAACTTCCTTTATGGGGCTGAAGTTAAGACTGCTACGGAGGCATCGCTGAGGGCGGCTCAAGTCGCGTCTCAAGTGTCTTCATTGGTACGCAACAAGACATCTTCGTTCAATCTTGTGATGCGCTTCTGGGCCGCCTATAACGGCGAGATCAACCAGATCAACAACGAATCAGGATTGGCGATGAATGATAGTTTGATCAACAAGCCAATGGATGCGTCGGATGTTGCTCAGCTTGTTAATCTTTATTCACAAGGGCTGGTCTCCAAGAGGACAGTGCTAGATGAACTGCAACGTGGAGGGGTCCTCGATCCTGATCTAAAGGTTGAGGATGAACTGCAAAGGACCGAGCAAGATCGCATGGATCAAATTGAACAGCCTCCTAATGATCAGTCCATAGTCGCGGAAGTGAATGAAGCCGTAAGCCGGGGTAGTGATAACAGGTCTGCCAATAATCAAATAGATGGGCAGCCTAATGCAGATATTCAAACTCCAGAAAAAGTTCAAGCTTCAGCGGCGAGATCTCAGTGATTTTGAATACAATGAACTATCGGAGCGGAATTGATGATTATTGCCCGTTTTCAGTTCAAGCCAGGAGCTGCTAATCAATTTTGCTGGCTAGCTAGCCAGGAGATTGTGGAAATGACTTTTAATACCACTGCGGAACTTGTTGAGCTCTGCAAAGAAATCGAAGATTCGCTAGTGGATTGCACTGCATTGGTTAATGACAAAATCCTTGTGCTGTCTGGTTTCGCTTCTTGAATCATCCACTAAAATCAGGCACCGTCATCCGTTCGCACGGCGGATCATTTGCCTACAAAACGATTGGACCAGTTTGCGTTTTGTATGATCGGGAAGAGCTGCCTTGGCCTTCCTGTTCAATGCAATGGAAAGGTAAGCAGCCCAGTTGGAACAGGATCGGCAAAAGATTCGTCCCAGACCTGGCGGCATCAAGATGCCCTAGTTATGCTGTAAGCGGTATTGACCTGCATGGTCATATCTGGACTCAAGTACATATTTTGTACTATGAGCGACTTTCCAATACGGAGAAAGCCTGGTGGTATTCGAAGATCCCTCAAGGAAAACAATATCCGGATCTAACGGATCAATGAGCCCTGAATTTTGGTCTAGGATTCTTAAGGAAAAGAAGCTGGAACCACCTGGAAGGGATGAGGCAGTTGCGGCAACCATTAGGCATATTGAGGAGAAAAAGCAACGAGCTAAAGCTGAGCACCAAAAAAAGAAATGATTCCCGTAAACTTTGTTGTATTTGCGTTAAATTGCAGTAGATTGATTCGTTATTTCGGTAAATTTCCATGGATAAAAAGGATTTCAGCTTTAACCTAAGTACAGATGAAATGAGAGAGCATGCTGGGGATTTGGGTGTTGTTGGCGGATGCATAGCAGCAGCATTTGCTATCGCTGCCCTGATTACCCTTAGCCTGTTGCTTTCGCCGATTGTCGGTGTTAGCGCCTGGAAACTTGTCTTGATTTTGTTTTTGGCAAGATTCTGGTTTGTTTGAGTTGTCTGGTCCAGTAGCTCAGCGGAATAGAGCAACTGCCTTCTAAGCAGTCGGTCGCAGGTTCGAATCCTGCCTGGATCGTTTGTAACTTGCCCGAGATATTCATTTTTTTTATAAGCGCAAAAAAAGATATATTGACTTAGGCCAAATTTTTAAACATGAACGCCTTTCAGCACCCGCTCCGCATTTATGCGGATCAAGAGGCAAATGGTATGTTCCTGTTGATTGGTAACGATAAATCTTCTAATGTCGTATCACACGCAGAATTTATCAGGGCTAAATGGCTCCGCTCAATTCCGCTTGACAACTGCGACTTAATTGAGATTGTCTTGGAACGTGCTCACACCATTTGCGCGGATAAATCACCAGCCCAACGCTTTACAGACACCCAATGGAGTTGTTTCAAGAAGATGTGCTACGAGATTGGTGCCGCGCGAAAAGTGAAGATTCGTCTCCTGGCATTTCCTGAGCGGATCACACCTTCTGCGCGGCAGTTGGCATATGGCTGCTCAGATAAGTGGAGTGCCTTAGAGAAAAAGAATCCCATTAAAAAGCTCAGTCCGGACTGCGGCACTCATGACATTAAGGCTATCCGTAGCTACTGTAATGCTTTTCCTGACACGGTTCCGCTTATGGATCTAATGGAGCGCAAGTCTCCGACTCCTGATGCAATTATTAAAGCGGTCAACGAACATAGGCAGCGACTCAATTTAGAGCTAGTGCGCCTGAAATCTCGTGGTTATAAGGATGAAAATCATCCCTGGATTAAGCAGATCAAGTCCGCGCTTCCAGTGTTGCTTGAAAAAATGAGCCAAAAACAGTTGGAAGAGCTCGGAATTACCTTTAATAAGCGTAACGGCAAGCTGAATAAAATTGTCAAAATGGCACGTCTTGTGACGTTGTGGGCTCTGACACATGACCTCGACGGCAGGGTGCTTAAGGATGATTTAGGTCGTCCCGCTGGTCGTCGCTATTATCAGCGCTTGATTAGTTCCTCACCGTTCCGCACCCGTAAGGCTGGCATCCATCGCGCAAATCTATATCGGGATTACAGAAGCACATACATCCGCCGCCAAATGGGCAAATTGTCTAAGTCTGAAGTTGTAGGCAATCTCGAATTCCGTCGGCACCGTAATTCTTACACTAAGATGATTTTTGATTTAATCAAGGTTTTTCAAACAGTAGAGTGCGTAATGGAATAGTTACATGCTATACTGTATTTTAAGAGGTTATTGACCCTCTACACATGGTCTTGCCGCAAGACGGCATACACTGACTCTGAGGGCAACCTAGTACTACTTACTTCATGCTAAAATAAGTAAGTGGGGGACTGTTGCTTATTGGTTAAAGCCGTCGCCTTATAAGCGGCAGAACCGGGTTCAATTCCCGGCAGTCCTACCAAGGCTGACTAGCCCAATCGGCAGAGGCAAGCGACTTAAAATCGCTCCAGTCTGAGTTCGAATCTCAGGTCAGCTATCTACTCTCCTTCTTCGCCATGCAGTGCCCTAAGTGCGGGAACATCACCAATCTGACGAACTCCCTGTCGATTGGTATTTCCGTTCAACGCTATCGTCGATGCCCACGATGCGACCATAAATTCATGACTTATGAGATTCCCGAGTCTCACATAAAAAGCGCAATTGACTACCTCGACCTTGAAAATCGTGGTAGACTAACGAAATAAGCGATCATTTCCGCTTCGAGCCCCTCCAGGGTTCGCCCCCGGCATTGGGGATCGATGCCGTTGAGCTCTATTTTTAACATTGAAAAAATTAATTACTCTTTTTACCGTGCCCTGTCTTCTATTGAGCACTGTAAAAGCAGCATTTGCCAGTTCCTGTACTTATGTATCCCATTATGGTGTTGGCGATGGTTACCATGGGAAGCGTACAGCGAGCGGGCAAATCTTTAATGCCTACGGATTTACAACTGCTCATAGATACCTGCCATTCGGCACTAGGTTACAAGTATTTAATCCAAACAATGGTAAAAAAATCACAGTTCAAGTTAACGACAGGGGACCATATGTCCCTGGACGAAATCTTGATCTGAGCTATGGTGCTTTTGCTGCCCTTGGATCTCCATCCAATGGTGTCATGAGGATTTGCTACTCATTGATTTAACCCATACGGGGTGGAACAATCCACCCCTTTTTTCATGATTGAAATCATTTTTACGGATCAGGAACGAGAGCTTGTAATCCTGGAAGCAAAACGAAGACAGGAATACAATGAACAAAGAGCTCTGAGGGGGCGCAATGGTGGCTCAGAGCGCGGCATAGAGGCCCTGCGTATTCATTTACTGGGGGCTGCGGGTGAGATGGCCGTAGCGTCGTATTTAGGACTAAAAGATTTTCTATTTACCGAAACTAAGGCCGTTAAGGGATCATGTGATTTACCTGGCAATATTGATGTAAAAACAAGAAACCGACATCATCGGGATTTGATTGTACAGTTTGACGATGCTCCATATAAGAATTATTGGTTGGTTACTATAGAGAATAAAATCATAAGGATCCACGGATGGATCCCGTATGTTGAATGTGCGCTTGAGGAATTCAAGGCTGATCCTGCAGGAGGTAGATCTGCTTACTTTGTCCCACAAAGACAGTTATATGCTCCGGAAAAATGGACGCAAAAGATAAAGAAGGAAGACTAGTATAGTCGCTGGCGGGCCCTGGTGATTGGCTCTAAATTATCACTGTTAGGTGGTGGATTAGCCATGCTCACTACTGTTATTGGCACAACAATTGCTATTGACTCTCGTTACGCAAAGTCAGACGAAGTCAAGCAACAATTTTGCCAAGCACGAAAGCAGGAATTAAGAGATCGCATTTTTGAATTAGATTTAAAAGCTGAAAAGACTATTCATGATAAGGCGCTTCGTCAATATTTACAACAGCAATTGCAGGATAATTGTTAGGCCCCATAGTCAATAATTGCAAGAGGGGTTGACAGTATTTGAGCATTCTGCTATGCTTGAACCGTTCTATGGGTTTTCCCAGTGAAACTCGGCTCCAAAAAAACTTTTTCTTTCCACTCAAACGAAACATCCTCTTGGGTATACCAGTATTTAACTGGAAAAGCCAAGAATAATCTTGCTTTCAAGCGTTATAGTATCGAAAACATACCAACAACAGACGATCAGCATGCTGGTATCTCATTTTTCATCAATGAAGATGAAGTCTTGAGATTCATAAAGAAAGATGAAACACCAGTATCTGTTTTGATCTTCAACAACGACCGAGCCTACGAAAATTTGCGAAAGACATCGGAAATTAGGGAGCACGTCAATGCTATCCTTGCCGCCTTTGAGGAAGTATCAATTATTCCTTGTATTAGATTGTGCCTGGAATTTGAAACCGGTATATTATTTGTCATCAATAATCAAACCCAGCAAAAAGGACCATTACATCCAGACTACAATGCTGGCTGCGAAATTCACTTAACGAAAGATGAAGCAAATGGGAAAATTGAATTCTTCTGATCGGATGGTCGGCTGCCTGGATTTTACCTGTCCCATGAAAAACAAATGCATGCGTTACATCAATGTGGTCTCCAGCCCATCGCAACAATTCTTTGCGTCTGGTTGCAAAGATGGACATTGCCATTACCATATAGCGGTTCCAACCTCGGATCATGAATCCTAACTTGAGGGAATCTATTGCCAGATACATGTGGCTTTACTGGAGGGAATCAAATGGTCTTACAGGCGCTTCTGCCGTGTGTCCACCTGATTTCTATCACATGGCAGAAATTTCTATTGAATTGACGCAATCAGAGATTCTTTCAATGATATTAAATCTTAAAAGAAATGATTTAGAGAAAATCTACAAAAGTCATGACTGATTTACGTGATCGAATAGCTAAACGCATTGCTTTCTTAAATGATGGCATGGAGAACACTTGGCATGATTATTTGCAAGATGCTGAAGCATGTGTCGAGATTATTAAAGAACACATTGAGCCCTTGCTTCTTAATAAGACTGACATTAACCTGAGGCTGAGCCTCGGGGACCTCCTCGGACTAAAGATCACATTTGCTCCAATCCAAAATGATCGCACGCCAAAGATTCATTCTCAAATGTCCACAAGGCCACCTATCCGACGCAGGGAGGTTCGTAGACGATCCTCGGCTAGCGATCGGTTTTACCAAAATGGAGACGACTACAATAGCCTTTCAAGCACTACACAAGACAAAGTTCTCCGCAGAATGTCAGATCATTCCTTCCTTGATTCCCTCCACTGCATATAATAAATGAATAAATCAAGCAAAGAGCTTTGGGTTTATTTTATCACAGGATTTGTGGTTGCATTTGGATTGCATATCGCAGAGACCTCAAAAAAATATCCAAGCTTGGCAGCAGAATTAGCCCACCATTGCGTATCAAAACCAGATTTTCATCCCGATTGCATCAAGTATGCAGAACACTCAAAAGGCACTGACTACAACTCAGAGATTTTTGTACACTCATCTAATTTATCAAAAGATTAAATATCCAGAAAAACATTGTTTTGTTCCAGTGAATCCATTTTCTCGAAATCATACTGATTCATATCTGAAACAATTAAAAAACTTAGCGGAAAGAAAACTTGTAGTAGTTGATCGCTCTTCTGATAAATATTCGGAATGGATTATCCATTTGGGTAAAGATAGAAGCTTGATCACTGATCAGCATCGTAAGCAATTTAGTAAAACATAAAAAAGGGGCCTATTGGCCCCGCTTTTTTTTAAATGGCTGAACTTCGTTTACGAGTTACATGGCTCTGAAAAGATTGACGCACAAATCCTAATACTTCTCTGTAATCGGGATTAACCACAAACCTATGCTGATCATCTATGGTATCAACTTTCCTTAGAAGACCTAATCGATAGCATTTATTAATAGTTCTATCTTGGATTTTCCAAGAACTGCGCAGATCTTTTATTTTTTGTGGGGCGGATCCGCGATTCGTATAATCATCGAATTTCTCAAGGAAACGCTTTTGAGTAATTGTGATTTGGGGTTTTTTCATAGTTTTAAGGGATAGCGCAAGAACGCTTGCTCTACGCTCTAATCATAGAACCTTCAATGATGTGGTTGTGACTCCTTTAGCTTTTCTTGATATTTGTCTCAGGAGTCCAATTGCTCGAGAATTTTTATTAAAAGCAAAATAACCGAAGATGCTCCCCGGAAAACCAAAAAACCGAATAGGTGCGAATCATTACCACTTGGCCCGATTAGCCCAATACGCTGCACTCATTTTACCTTTTGCAATGTTTTTTGCATGGCGTGCTTTAAATGCAGCTCGTTTAGCCTTATCGGCTTCGCTTTCTCCTTTCCGGGGAGGCTTCGTATCGGCTCCCTGTTGTCCAAAGCGAATGGTTTTTATTTGATCACCATCCTTGGCTACAACTATATGACTTTTGGTTGGATGATTTGGTGTACGCTTAGGTTTGTTATAGCCGTCAACGCCCACCTTTTCCAGTCTTGAATCCTTTTTTGCCGCCATAGCCTTTACCTTTCGCTTTATGCGCTGAGTCCTTCATCAGTTTTCCGTCTGGCATGTAATGATAGCCTTTTGGCGCTTGTTTAGCCATTATTTTTCCTTGGCAGTCTTTGCAGCCTGCTTAAATGCCGCCGCCGTAGGAGCACCTTTAGAACCAGGCTTTCTCATCCGATCAGGCGTCTCTCCACGGGCCTTCTGAGACGCAATTCTCTTCCGTTTTGCTTGAATGTTGGCATACAAACCCTTTTTACCAGACATTTTATTAAGACGGGTATATTATGATTCCGTTTATAGGGATCATACTATGAATGGTTAATAAAGTGTCTAAAAGAGAATTTAATACTCCTGAAAGGGATAGTTGGAACGCTCCTATCCACCAAATACTAAAGGCAATAGATGCTCACAATGCTGCCTTTTTTGTAGATAGAAATCTCTGGCACATCGAAAAAGCAGAAATGCTTCGCTGCTACTTGCATGAGCTGAAAACTTGGATTCACAAACAGGAGTCAATTTCAAATGAGAAACAACAATGACGACTTTTTTGGTATTTCACAACCACCAAAACTTAAGCTGCAATTATTTAAAGATTTACGCAAATCGGTAAAAACAAATATAGCACCAATTGATTTTTTAATTGTTGCCTTCCTTATCTGGCTAGAAGAAATTTACATTGAATATAAGGTAGAAAAAGAAATAGATGATGCCATCAAACAATACCACAAAGAAATAGATGAAATAGAAAAAGATTGGAAAGAAACCGCTACAATTAAAGAGGAATGGAACAATGGATCAATTCCCCTTCCCACTCTTTCCATCAGCAATCCTGTAATCGAAAAAGATGAAACACCTTGAACCTTATAAGTTGGATATTGATGTTGTAGACTTTTATTATTTGAAAGGATTTGAAACTGACACTAAAATATTGAATAAAGTTATTGAAATTATCGATGTCTACTCAACCGCATCAACTGTTGCAGAAATGGGTGAGAGACGAATAACGGATTTCAGGACCAGTAAAACCTGTTATTTTGATCAGCATATTACCAAAGAAACTAAACATCTGGAAAATAAAATTATAGATACTGTTAAAATACCCCTGAATAAATCAGAGCCAATCCAAGGTCAAAAATATGAAATCGGTCAATATTTTAAAGAGCATACTGATTTCTTTCCTTTAAATTCTGAAACATATAGAATTTTTGCACCCAATGATAATCAACGTACCTGGACGTTTATGCTTTATTTGAATGATGTCGAAGAAGGTGGATTTACAAGGTTCCCGCAATTAAAACTTCAATTTAAACCTAGAGCAGGCGATGCTTTACTTTGGAATAATCTGCTTCCAGGAACTGATATTGAGAACGACTGGACCAGCCATCAGGCTTTACCACCCGAGTCTGGCAAGAAATATATCATCACTCAGTGGTTCAGGAAAAAAGATTATAGAACACCTATAACTTCAGGTTATGAAATACCAGTAGATCGCCTCTCGCGTCCCTGTGGCGGCCCTGGGGGCTTTGATGATTTCGTGGAACGTTGGCACGAATAAATAAAATATCATTAATTATGACTTATAATTAAGCAGAAATCTTTAAGAGCATGACCATTTCCGTTGACACCTAAAGAAGTGCTGATATCATTGAGGTGACCTTAACGGTCGACACGCCTGTTTTAAAAGTTTTACAATTTGCACACGTTGGTCAATCCTTTGATGACTACCGCTATGAACTTGTCTGCCAAGCTGAAAGCAAAGTTTGCTCGTATATCGAAGCGACTGCAAAAACTATCGGACTCTCAGACGATTGACGACAATCGTCTTGAAACCATCCTCGAAACTTATCGGGATGAAGCATTAAGAGAGGAATATGCCCAGGTTGCTATGGGGTTCTTCATCCAGCATTACTTTAGCAAGGAATTTGATCGCTTTGCTGTTGAATGCGAAATGGACATCCCTGAATGCATTGCCTCCCTTTCTTATTGTATGGCAGACGCCATGATACTTGCCAGACGTTAGACTGTTTAAGGATCAGGCGTAAGGAAAGGGGCTTTGCCCCCATTTTTTTGTGGAACTCTAACGGAGTCGCGAGAGCATAGATGCTTTCTACTCAGGTGCGTCTCAGGGTTGAGTTCATTTGCGAAAGAATAAGGTTTAGGGCACCTGTCGAACTAGAAGACATGGCGTGGATTCAAAAATGGGCAGATCATAATCCAAGTGTTGCGACAATGCTCAGTCAGGCCCGTAGGGCCGCGATTCTTGGTGATGACCCTACGGATCTCGATGATTTTTGTCAAGCCCTTGATATTGGTGAGCCGGATCCATCTGATCATTTAAAGGGGCCTCAAGATCCTCTAGCTCTCGCAGAGTGGTTCCAAAACAAACGTAAATGGTTCAGGGGTATTGATTGATTAAGTTTTTGTAACGGTCCTGTCATTTCAATGCGTATGGCGTATGATAGGGGAGAACAACAGGGAATATCCCCATGGAACGCCACGAACTCATCCGCCAAGCAATTCAAAATGCTGGTTCATCTTTTATTTCCGTCAATTTCCGCAAAGTAGACGGCACTAAACGTCAACTGACCTTCAACCCACGCGATTTTAACGACATCAAAGGCACTGGTAAATCTTGCCTTGATCCGAATATCTTCCGCATTCGCGAAACCCAAAATAAAGAAAATGATCGCAAACCTGCATGGCGTAGCTTTGATGCACGTCGTGTTATTAGCATCAGAACTAAAAACGAAGTAATTTATTTCTCTTCTTAATAGCTGACGATCGAGGTCGAGGAGTAGAAAAGTACATCCAAAAAAAGCTAAAGCAAAAGCATTACAAACACTTGACAAAAATCGTCAAGGCTGACTAAACTTGGACTTGCATTTCGGTAAAAATTCTTAAAAGATCAAGAAACTTGTAGATTTCTCCTGTGATTTCTCATGATCACATGCAGGTTTGCTACGATTAACACAGAACCCATCGGGTGTTCCCTTGAAATCTCTCAACCCCACTCTTTCTGTCAATTTAACAACTCTTAAGTGGTCCGCCTCGGGCGAACTTGCAGACCATGATCGTCTTGCGGCATACCGCTATTCATCTTGCTGTGATGGACTCCCGCTTCGGTATGCTTTTGAGCAATTATCCGATCATGTTAAACAAAATCACCAATGCTGAGAGATATCATACGCTGTCACGGCACTGGCTGCCACTATGAGCGTAGACAGCGGTATTAAGATTGGCTAAACTTTCATTCGCTGCCAATGCTGTGCTACGGCTGTGACGTTGAAGCGGTACGACGTACCCCAGAAGGGTTGCCTGCCTTTGCAGAGGAAATGGCACCTTTAATTGCCGCCGCCCTTTGTGCCTTGCATGAATTCGTCCGTATGGATCTACCGCTTGGTGACACCGACGCTGATGCTGGTGTGTTCGCTGCACACCAAGCGATTCACGGATGCATTGAGTGCATCGCCGCCGAGCTTGAAGCCCAGTAGTCAGACCCTCTAATGAATAACGACATGACGTGGTGCCAAGGAATTGGCTGCCCGCTCAAAGACCGTTGCCTCCGGCATATAACACCAATACCTTCGGGTGTCCCATTGTCTTTTGCGGACAATCTGAATGATGAAAGGGCACACCTTTGCGCCTATTACATTCCACAAGAAATCTGCTAAGCTTTGGATCCAAACCTTTTTCGGAGGGGGCCGAATAGTCCGCTGACGGCAGGCAGCGGTGAGATTGAATCACCAAAGGCTCGTGTTGCCGTACTTGAAGCCAACCAAAGAAGGCTCCCTCTCGTCTGGGTCTGGGAAAGCATTAAATTGCCCCCAGACCTAAGCCTGAGGGCGCAGCAGCATCGTAACGCCACTGGGTGAAGTTTAATTATACTACCATACTTGTCCCCCTTACGCCAGAAAAAAACGAGCGGCGCTTCAAGGACTGTATGGAGTAGATCGACAGCTTGACCCACGAAAAGCTGGTAGAATTGATGGGCGAAGAATGGCTGGAAGACTACTACCGCCAGTTTCCTTAGTCACTTGCTCTAACAACCATGACCCAAAAAGATTACAAGCTGGAGCTGCTTGCAGCAATCGAAAACAATCGAGACAAGGATGCGCTCACCGTGACACGTGAGTTTATGGCCAAGAAAACTTTGGACGATCTTTATACCAACAACGACGAGGGTATGAAACGTCTTGCTGACAGCTAGTAGTCTTTGACCCTTCACACCCTGTCTACATTTCACCTACCACCACCTAACCAATGTCCGATCTCAACGTCACCTGGAACATCGCCAATCTTGAGCGGGAGACCGCTGATGGCTATGTCTACACCGCTCACTACACCGTGGATGCTCACGACGGCACCTATTCCGCCGGCGCTTACGGCTCGATTGGCCTTGAGCGTCCCGAGAACTTGATTCCCTTCGCCGATCTCACCAAGGAGCAGGTGATCGAGTGGGTCAAGGAGGCCCTGGGCGGGGACAAGGTGCTGGAAATTGTCCAGGCCCTGCAGGGCCAAATCGAGGAACAGCGCCAGCCCTCAAAGGCTGCAGGGGTTCCCTGGGCCACTTGATGGAAAAACACCTTGCTACAGCTTGAAAATGGGATTGCTAGCGGTTTTGATTTAGATGGCGGAACGTATTGATCTCCGGTCGGAAAACTAAGCAGTCCGGCTAAATAGCCACTCGGACAGCCACATGGCTAACACAATCAAGCTCAAGAGTTCTGCAGTTGCTGGAAAGGTGCCAACCACCAGCGATTTGGCGCTGCGAGAGCTTGGCATCAACACCTATGACGGCGCTTTGTACATGAAGCGCAATCAGGGCAGCGATGAGATTGTGAGAATCGCTTTTGCGAATCAAGACTATGGGCTGATCACGGGTAGCACTAGCGGGACGTTGGACTACGGAGCCCTCACCTAATGGCCACCCAAGTACAGAATCGTCGCGGCACCACTGCGGAGCACAGCACCTTTACGGGTGCAGTGGGTGAGCTCACTGTGGATACCGACAAGGACGTTGTTGTCGTTCACGACGGCAGCACAGCCGGTGGTGTACCGCAAATGCGGGAGAACGGCAGCAACTCTGCCTTGGTCCTTGGCTCTGCTGGTACGCCGAGTCTGAAGTTCACCGGCGACACAAACACCGGCATTTACTCTCCCGGCGCAGACCAAGTAGCCATCAGCACTGGTGGGTCTGAACG